CTCCAGATAAGATTGTAGCAGATGTAAAGACTTATGATATTAAGAGTATTAGAGAAGAAATTGATAGGATAGATAACGCTATTGCTCAATGGGAAAGTAAAAGAGCTCCTTTACAAGCAATTATAGATAAATATAACGAGATAAAGAAATAAAGTTGGGAAATAATAATAAGAAATAGATAACAATGAGTGCAACACCAATATCAGACATAAATAAGATATTTCAAGATGGCAATAATTTTGTCTTTCAAGATGACGATAATTATAACTTCACCCTTAGATTTTTGGTTGAGTTACAAGATTCAGTATTAGCAGAAGATAAAGTTAATATACTAGCAAAATTATTAGTTGGTGATTCAGTGATAACAAGTGATATTATTAATCTGATAAGAGCTAAAATAGGAATAGAAGAACAAGGCAGTGGAAATGAGATAATTGGGGCATTAAGTAGATTACTAGTCAGTGATATATTTTCAGTAGAAGAAAAGATTAATCTACTAAGCAGTGTTTTATTATCAGACACAGGACAGGCAGAAGAGATAATAAAATTCTTGTTCCGTATAAAAGATTATTCTTTTTCTGACGAGATAATTAGGATATTAAATAAATTGATAGTTTCAGACACAGGACAGGCAGAAGAGATAATAAAATTCTTGTTCCGTATAAAAGATTATTCTTTTTCTGACGAGATAATTAGGATATTAAATAAATTGATAGTTTCAGACACAGGTTTAGCAGATGAATTATTAAATGCTTTAACAAAAGTAGTAATTAAAGACAATATAGAAGAACAAGAAATGATTGATATATTAAACAGATTAACAATTGACGACTCAGGACTCTCAAAAGAAAGATTAAAAGCAAGATGGGATAAATGGCTATGTCAAACCTACAAAGATAAGCCGTCACCTTATAAACAATGTTAAAATAAAAAAATGAAAGGATACACAACAATAGACCAAATAGAAAACTACTTGCTAACAGATATAGATTTAGGCTTCTATCACCAGATAGAGAAATGGATTGAATCCGCAGAAGATTACATTGAAAAGGAAACAGGTAGAGTTTTCATAGCAGATGAAACAGCAAGTATTAAACTCTATGATGGTAACGGAGAAGGAGTTTTATTTATAGATGATGCAGTTGAGATTGTAAGTGTAAAAATTAACGGAAAGGAAGTAGAGTTTTATCCTTATCCTGTTAATAAGACTCCAATTACAAAGATAGTAATTACAGAGAGATTCACAAAAGGAATACAGAATATAGAAGTAAACGCTAAATGGGGATATTCAAAAGAAGTCCCACACGCAATAAGACAAGTAGCAACCATACTCGTAGCAGGAATGATTGAAAGAGGATTAAAGCCAAAGGGAGATATGAAATCATTATCACTAGGGCAATATAGTGTGACTTTTGATGATATTATAAAGGATAAAGAGAGAGAAACGTTTGATATGTTAAAAAAATACAAAAGATATTCGCTAACAAATATATGATAGAAATATTCTTAACAAAAAAAGTAGATATTTACAGATTATCAGAAGAATCAGGTGATATGGAAGAATACACAAAAATATATTCTGATATTCCTTTTCATATCCAACCATTAGATGATTCATTTGGAGAGGATTTATCTGGAACAAGAGGTAAGGATTTTATGGCAGCAACAAAATTGCTTGATGTTCAAGAATATGATAAAATAGTAGAAGGAGATAATGAATACATAGTGGCAGGTGTTTCAAAGATGGATTTTATGGGAGAGAAACATCTACAACTAAGAATTAAATTACAAGAAAAAAATGGAACCTAGTATAATATTTACAGTAGATTTAAGAAACTCACAAGAGTTCATAGATGCGTTATACAGATTTCCTGGCGATATAGATAAGGCGATTTATGAAGCATTAAACGAAGTAATGGATAACATCCTAAAGAGAGCAAAACAGAACGCCCCAGTTGATACGGGAAGATTAAGAGCAGATATTAAAAAAGAAGTTAATCAGAAAAAACTAAGTGGAGTAATTTGGAACGATGTAAAATACGCAATCTATGTTCACGAGGGGCATAGAACTAAAAGTAAATACATAGAAAGGGCAATATATAATAATCAAAAAGCAATTCAGGATAGGATGCAGAAGAAATTAGAATTGTTAACAAAAAGAGGACTGATATGATTCAAACGATATTCAACAAAATAAAAGAACAACTGGAAACACTTAGTTATATTAAAGGAGTTTATGAATACCCTCAGAATAATCCAACTGGTTATCCTTACTGCTTTTTAGAGTGGATTCAAAATGAATCAGAGATATTGAATAATGAATCAGATAGAATTATAATAATATACAAGATAACAGTAATTCAAGAAAAGATTGAAGAATTAAAAGGAAGGAAAGGAGCAGAGAAAACGATTATGGACAGGCAATGGAAATTAGAAGAACTATTCAGAGATAATAATAACTTACAACTGAGTTGTGTATTAAGAATAGAGCCGATACAATCAATTAAAAGTTATCAAAATGAAAGAGTAGTAACAGAAACAACATTAAGAGTTCAAGCAATAAGTAGCGTTAATTATAAATAAAAAAATATGACACACATAGGTAGGAAAAGAAAAATTGGCATCGCAATAGAGAATGTTGCGGGCACAATTAAAAAACCAACAATGCAGATTCCATTTTTGGAGTTTACATTAGAACCAAGACATACTCCAATCGGTGATGTTTCAGCAAAAGGAACAAGAATGGAGCAAGGTTGCGGTTCAGTAGAAGGAAAGAAATGGGGAGAAGGTTCAATACAAACAGTGTTAAATCCTAAGACTTCTCCTTATTTATTAGCATTAGCATTAGGCGATATATCATCAGCACCATCAGGGGAAAATTATAAACACACAATTAAGAGAGGAGAAGGTGATGCTTTAACTGCCTCAATATATGTTGATAATATCATCAATGAAGAGATATTTGCTAACGCAGTAGTTAATAATTTAGAAATATCATTTGCAGATGATGTAGCAAATGTCAACGCAGATATATTATCTAAGTATCCAGTAGAGGAAACAGCTTCATTAGGAGAAGACACAGTTTGTTCAATCCTTTACACATTTGCTAACGCAACAGTAAAGATTGGAGATACTGTAGCTAAGGTTAGAAACTTCAGCTTATCAATATCAAATAACGCAGAATTGATATACAATCCAGGTGATAATAATGTATATAAAATAATTTGGAAATCATTAAATATCAGTGGGTCTATATCAATGCTATTTGAAGATGTATCAATGCTTGGAAACTATGAGAATCTAACAAAGAAATCAATGGAGATTACATTTTCTAGCGGAACTAACAACTCTATTAAGATTACAATCCCAAGCTTCAGAATTGATAATTGGTCTAAATCAGGAGGTAATGATGATGTTGTTAATGAAGAGTTTGATTTTGTAGTAGAAGATAAAATTAGCAGTGAGCCAATCACAATAGAAGTAATCAACCAAGTTGAAAAATATATTGACGGAGAAGAAAGCTAATAAATAAATAATATGGAAATTATTACACCAATAAAACAACACAAAGTAGAACTTAAAGATTGGATAACAGGAAGAGAACAGCAAGACATTAAGAAGCCAATCACAGATGTAATGATGAGGATAACTTCTAAAGGAGAATCTTCAACAGAGATAAACATCGGAGAGGCACAAAGAAAGTCAACAGAGAAAGCAATAGAATCTGTCGTAGTTTCAATTGATGGCGACAAAAAGGATATTCTAAATAGAGTGTATGATATGCCAAGCAAGGACTATGATTTTGTTGTAAAGAAAGTTGATGATATTGTTACAGGAGAGGATTTTCAGAAAGCCGAATAGATTCTAAAAGGTGGTATAGATTAGGCAAGTTAACGTCGCAGATGAAGATTGTAACGATATGCGAACTATTTGGCTGGGATTATCAAACCTACTTGAATCAGCCGATTTGGTTTATTCAGACAATTATAGACAAGTTAGAAATTGACAATGAAAGAATTAAGAAGATAAAAAATAAAAAATAGACAATGGAAAATGTTCTAAGGTTTATTATAGAGGCACAAAATAAAGCGACAGAAACTATAAAACAGGTTCAATCGCAATTGAGTGGAATAGAAAAGAAAGCCAAGGATATGAAGCCAGCTTTCAAAGAGATGGCAACTGCTGGAACAGTTGCCTTTGGTGCTCTTACGGCCGCAGTTGGACTAAGCGTTAAAGCATTTCAAGAACAAGAGGTTCTTGAAGCTAAATTAGAAACATTACTTAAAAATACAACTAATGCCACTGATGAACAAGTTAATTCATTAAAAGAACAAGCATCTGCTTTACAAAGTGTAGGAGTTGTTGGAGACGAAGTAACAATAGCACTTCAAGCACAACTGGCCACTTTTGAACTTAATACAGATACGATTAAAAAAATGACTCCAGCAATTCTGGATATGATAGTGGCGGAGAAAGGAGTCAACGCCACAACTGAGGATATGATTAGTTTTGGTAATGCTTTTGGTATGGCGATGGAAGGTAATTATGCTTCGCTTACAAACAGAGGATTCAAAATTGACGAGAACACTAAAAAGATGATTGAGTTAGGAACGGAAGAACAGAAGGCAACGGCGATTACAGAATACTTAAATAGTGTCTATGAAGGAACTAATAAAGCAATGCGTGAGACATCAGCAGGTGGATTGAAGGCATTAAAGAATAGCTTTGGTGACTTACAAGAGGAAATTGGTGAAGTCTTTATTCCTTTACTCGTTGATATTGTAGAAAAACTAACTCCGATGATTGATGCGATTGGGAAATGGGTAGAAAAGAATCCAGAATTAACAAGGACATTAACAATAGTAGGAACCATTGTCAGG